GGGAGTGGACGGCCGACCCGTAGAGCGAGTCGGGGTTGTCGGCCGAGCGGAAGCTCCAACGGCGGTTCCCCGGTCCGGTGATCGCCTTCTCGGCCTTCGCCTGGGCGAACCCCGGTTGACCCCGCAGTAGCGACCACGCGAGGCGGTAGGCCATCATCGACTGCTCGTAGACGGGCGCGACCCACCAATGCTCGGTCTCCTCGCCGGAGGTCATCATCTGTCCGATCTGCCATACGATGCAACCGAGCGTCTTCCCGGCCTTGGTCGTCGACTCGATACAAACGATGCGCCGAGGGTCCGTTATCGCGTCGTGTTGGCGGCCGTAGAGGGCGGGGAGGTCGAGGGATACCGACCGCACCTAGCCCCCGTCGTCGTCGTCGGCCGCGTCTGCGATGCGTTCAACGCGAGGGATGGAGACCACATACTTGATCGGTTCGCCGCCCGAGGTCACGTCCACCTTGGACTCCGGCCGCATCTTGTAGATCGACTCGAGCAACCACTGGGTAGCCTTCCACTCGCCGCGGGCTTGGACCTCCGCTCCGTTCTCCAGGCGTACCCCTCGGGCGTGTCCCTTCATCTGATCGAGGAGCTCCGCTTGTCCTTTCGCGTGGGCCTCCTCGAGGCGGGCGACGAGCTGCCGATGTAGTGACCCCTCCGGCGACTCGGGGGCGGCGTTCTTCCAGTTGTAGAGGGTCGCCCTAGAGATACCCCCGAGGAGACAGGCCCGCTCGTAGGGGAGGCCGAGAGCGACGCCCTCGCAGATCCGGTCGAGGACCTCGGGCGAGAGCTTCGACGGAGCGGGTGGGGGGGTCGGTTTTTTGGCCATGGGGACCTCGCGCAGGCGCGACTGTCTAGGTGGGGTTGGCCCGAAACTAACCCCACGAGAGGGGGGAGGTCAAGGGGTCGACCGTTCCCACCTGTTCCCACCTCTCCCAGTGGGCGAGAGGGAGGTCGGCCGGAGTCGGGGTCAAAAGGGGTTCGGGGCGTGATCGTCTCAAAGGGGTGGGAACAGTGGGAACAGTGGGAGACTACTGTACGGGCGTTGCGTAGTCTCCCACCTGTCTCCCACCCCCATGGGAACAAAAACCGCCTTCCAAGTCGTTGATCTAGTTATGTTCCACAAGTTCCCACTGTTCCCATCTCTCCCTAATGTGCGCGCGACCCCCCTAGGCCGTAGTCGGTTGATCGGCCTCGGCCTCGGAGGGGGTTCGTCACTGCTAGGGGGTGTCCTAGGGTGGGAACAGTGGGAACACCCCCCAAAAAGGTGCGCGGAGCCGCTTAGATCCTAGCGCCGGTGCGTTCCCGCGGGGTGGGAACACTGCGGGAACACCGGGAACAGGTCGCAGGTCCCCTCTCCCGACCCGAGCCGCGCAACGGAGAGGTCGAGAGAGGGAGGATCGCCGGAAGGTTGACAAGCACCCTTCGGATCGGCGATTGTAGGTAACGCGGTGAGTGAGACCGCGACAACCAGGTGATCGGATGCTACCACAGTCCGATCTCCGAAGGCAAACGGAGAGAACAATGAGTCGCGCAGACGTGGAGTCGCGGTTTCGCAGGGATGCGGAGTCGCTTGGATTGACATTCCCTCGAGGAGTCGAGGACGACGACAAGTGGCACACAGTCCCGCTCGAGGGCGGGGGGAAGGGTTGCTACCGCTACACGTCGAACGGGAAACCTCGGGGCCTGTTCCGCCGATGGTCGGGAGACCCGGTCGCTTGGGTCTGCCCCGACGAGGACTGGGCGGCGATCAAGTTCGAGGAGCGGACCAACCGTCACGAGTACGTCGACAAGCTCGACCGAGCTCGCCGAGAGAAGGAGGGCGCGGACGCCGCGAAGGAGACAGCCCGCGAGGAGGCGGCGAAGGCCGCTCGGGCGGTCTGGGCGGAGGCGGTCGAGGCCGACCCGCAGCACCCCTACCTTGTCCGAAAAAAGGTCAAGGCGTGGGGGTTGAAGATGAACTCGGACGGCGACCTCCTAGTTCCGCTGTCGCGAGGGACAGGCAACCTCCGAGGGTACCAGAGGATCCAAGCCCGCGAGGGAGCGGCCAAACTCTACGCAAAGGGGATGGACCGCTCGGGTACCTACCACCGGATCCCCGGTTCGCGAGACATCATCGCAGTCGTCGAGGGGTACGCGACAGGCGCGACGGTCGCCCAGGCGACAGGGTGGACGGTCCTCTGCGCGATGGACACGTCGCAGCTCGCGACGGTTGCGATCATGGTCCGTTACGCCCTCCCCGAGGCGCGACTGGTGATCGCAGCGGACGACGACTGGAAGAAGGCCGACAACGCGGGCCTACGAGCTGCGCGGAAGGCCGCGAGCGAGGTGGGCGGAGTGGTAGTGTCGCCGGAGTTCGGCCCCGACCGAGGCGAGAAGGAGACCGACTGGAACGACCTCCACGTCCGAGCGGGTCTGGGCGAGGTTCGGCGTCAACTCCTCGGGGCCTTGGAGGCGGGGGAGCCCGACTTGGGGGAGACAGATAGCCCTCCCGAGGATACCCCCGTCGAAACGGCCCCTCCTAGAGGCCTCTCGACGCGCCTCTCCGACGGAACCATGGTCCAACTCCCGAGTGGGTACGTCCTCGACGACGGGAGCGGGGTCGCCCGCGAGGCCTTCGACCGCAACGGAGCTCCGATCAAGGTTCGGGTCTGTTTCCCGCCGGTGTTCCTCGTCGGCCGTTCGCTCGACATCGCGACCCAGTCCCACTTCGTCACCCTTGCGACGGGTTGGCCCGCCTTGGGGTCTCGGATGCTCCACGTCCCGCTCGAGGCGGTAGCGTCGACCCGGTCGATCGTTGCCCTTGCGTCTCGGGGCCTCCCAGTGACCTCCAACACGGCGAAGGGAATGGTCGACTACCTCGACGCAGCTCGTCAACTCTCCGAGGTCACCTTGACGAGCCTCTCCCGCCTGTCGCCGACGACGGGTTGGGTCGAGGGTTCGTTCGTCCGAGGGTACGATGAAGTCCACCGGCCTACGGGGTCCGCCGCCGATCTTCACATGGCCCCGCTCGAGGGAGAGATGCGGTCGAAGGTCGAGGCGGTCCGAGCTCGCGGCGACCTCTCGACGTGGATCGAGACGACGGAGCGGGTCTTCGAGCTCCATCCTCGAGTCGCCCTTGCCTACGCGGCCGCGGCCGTCGCTCCGTTGATCGAGGTCATCGGTTGCGAACAGTTCGTCCTGGACGTTTGGGGGGAGTCGTCGGGAGGAAAGTCAACCTCCCTCAAGTGGGCGGCCTCCATCTTCGGAACTGCGGGGTTGGTCGGCCAATGGAACGACACAGGGACCGCGGTCGAGAGGGTCGCGGGATCGATGCGGGGCCTCCCAGTCTTCCGCGACGAGACGCAGCACATGATCGACAACTTCTCGGTCGTCTCCGCCTTCGTCTACGCGATGACACAGGGCCGAGGGAAGGCGAGGGGAACGGTTACGGGGACCCAGACTACGGTCGAGTTCCAGAACATCGCCCTCTCGACCGGTGAGTCGTCGATCTCGACCATGGGAAAGCAAGCGGGGACGGTCGCCCGACTGGTCTCCGTCAAGGCGCCCATCTTCGGGGACAACTCCTCGGCGACGGCGGACTTGATCCACGAGGTCACCGGGATCTACTCGAGGCACCATGGCACCGCAGGCCAACGGTTGATCGCGTTCCTCGTTGCACTGGGAGACGCCGACAAGGCCCGCCTCGCGTCCGAGTACCGCGAGCTCGCCGTGAAGGTCTACGACTACGCGAAGAAGTCACACCCCGCCCGAGACACGACGCGGAGAGTGTCGAACCACGTCGCCGCGATGGAGCTCGCCCACGGTTTGTTCTGCGCGGCCGTGGGGGTGAAGTGGAAGACCCGAGGCCCGTTCGGGTTGTTCTCGGCCGAGGACCTCTACAGCACCTTCGATCAAGCGAAGGACGCGGACAAGCCCTCCCTTGCGATGGACGCCCTCCTCGCGTGGTTCGCTTCCAACACGAAGCGAGTTCAATACCACTCGACGGCCCCCGACTCGAACCTCTCGACGATCGGGAAGGTTTGGAAGACCCAGGACGGCACCTTGCGAGCTGCGATGCTCCCCCACGAGGTCGAGAAGTTCCTCGGCGAGCGAGGGTACGCGGTCGACTCTGTCATCGCAGCGATCGTCGAGAAGGGTTGGATCGAGAAGTCGACCGACCACCGGCGAACGTGGAAGGTGCGCCTCGGCGGCGGCGACGTTCGGGCCTACGTCCTCTCCGCCGAGCTGTCGAAACAGGTAGGCGAGTTCGAGAAGGGGCCTCCGGTCATCGACTCTCGATCGGAGCCTTGGGACTAGGATCGAAGAAAACGACACAGGGGGCGAAAAGTGGTGTCAATAACCTTGACGCTCCGTCAAGGTGCGGTTACCTAGTCGGGGTCGGTGAGTGAGACCGACGCCAACCCCAACCGAGAGCCGCGCCATGATGACCCCCGCCGAGATTGCCGCCTTCGCCGCGACCTGCACCGTCAACCAGATGTCCGAGAAGTTCCTCGCCCTCGAGGCCGCGAACGACCAGGCGACGATCGACGCCTTGATGAAGCTCCTTCGCCCCCGCTTCGCCCGCTACAACCCCGGGTTCATCGGCAAGCCCGAGCGTCGCCGCGCCGCCTACTAGTCGCAGGGCTAGGCCCTCGCGGGGTTCGCCGCCCCGCTCCGACTCTCCCTCGGCCACTCGGCCACCACCCCCCAAGGAAACCCGTCATGACCTACGCCCACGACCCCTCGACCCCCGCCTACTACGCCGAGCTCCTCGCCCGCGCCTTGATGTCCGGTAACTGGGAGCCTTCGCCCACTGTCATCGGAGACGTTGCGATGTCCGAGCGACGCACCATCGGCGACACCATCGCGACCCAGACGGTCACCCTCTACCCCGCCGAGCTCGTCAACGGCCTCGCGAAGGGTTCGGTCTCCTCGACGATCACCTACGTCTGCGCGGAGTCGAAGGTGCATACCGACACGCGGACCGCGTGGTTCAACTTCGCCCTCGACTCGGACGTCGTCGCGCTCCGCCTCGTCATCGCCGACTCTTTCCAGACCCTCAACTAGGACCCCGACCATGACTCCCCGCTACTTGACCAACTGCGTTCCCGTCGCCGCCTACCCAAAGGAGTCCCCGGAGTGGCACGCTACCCGCGCCGAGACCATCGGGGCCTCCGAAGTCGGCGTTGTCCTCGGCGCCTCTCCCTACGGCGGTCTCCTCGGCCTCGTCCTGGACAAGCGAGACGCCCTCTCCGGCAACCCCCGCGTCTGGGACTCCGAGGCTATGTCGCTCGGCCGTCTCGCGGAGGACTTCGTTCTCGCCCAGGCGTCCGCGCAGCTCGAGGCCTACATCGTCTCCCCGGTCGCTCCGGTACGCGATCTCGCCCACCCTGTCTCCGCGACTCCCGACGGGGTCATCCTCGACGAGGCGGGGGTCTGCGTCGCAGTGATCGAGGCGAAACTCGACCGAGCTCGTCTCGACTGGGAGGACGTCGCCGCGAACGGGTTCGCCCACCTCGAAGGGAAGGATGCTCGCGTGGCCTACTACTGGCAAGTCCAGACCCAGTTGTTCGTCACCGGCGCCGAGAAGGGGTACCTCGCCGTTTGGACGGTCTACAACTTCTATCTGATCCCGATCCTCCCCGACGTGGACGCCTTCTCTGTCATCGTAGAGGCCGCGACAACGGCGATCGGTTGGGTCAACCACCCCGACCTACTGCTCCCCGCTGCGACCGACGCGGACGCCCTCTCTACGCTCGCTCGGACGATCAACCCCGCGACCGAGGGTCCGCTCGAGGTAGACGGCGAGGTCGCCGAGGCGATCGAGACCTACGCTCGGATCAACGCCGAGATCAAGTCGCTCGAGGAACTCCAGGACAACGCGAAGCGGGTCATCCTCGAGGCGCACAAGTCGGCCGCGAAACTGGCGACTGCGGGCGGGTTCAAGTCATCGTTCTCGGACGCCTCGGAGCGGGCCTCGTTCGACTCCAAGGCGTTCGGCGAGGCTCACCCCGAGCTCCTCGCGAAGTTCCAAAAGGTCACGAAGGTCTCGGCCTCGTGTCGGGTCACCGCGCCCAGGGCGAAGAAGGGTTAGGCCCCCCTGCGCGGTTCGAGGCCGCGCCCCGCCCCTCCCCCCAACGGTCGAGAGACCAACACTTGAAGGTGACAAGATGAGTGAGACCTTGTTCGACTACCAGAACCGCCTCCGCGACGAGGAGGTCCTCTACCTTCTGCGACAGCTCGCGGACTACCAGGGGATCATCCCCTTCGCCGAGAGGGACCGCCGCCGTCACGTCGACCCCCACTGGGACGGTTGCGTCTCCGAGGACCCGCACGCCGCCGTCGAGCTCGTCGCGAACGACCCCGGCGAGAAGTTCGAGGAGACCATCGCCCGCGCCGAGGAGAAGACGCGCCGCCCCCGGTTCGACTGGATGGAGAACGACGCCTCGATCAAGCACGCCGAGGAGGCTCGGACGGGATGGAGTACCCGAGCGAAGGCTATGAAGGACCCCAAGGCGATCGCGAAGGCGATGGAGAAGTCGAACGAGTACCGCAAGTACGCGGGGCGCCGCCGCAAGAAGATCGAGACCGAGATCAAGAAGGGCCGCGCCGAGATCGTCGACGGCGTCCTCTACGACCTCTCCCGCGGAGTCCGTCGCCCTTGGGACGCCTCCGAGTTCCCGACGAAGTAACCTACCCCAGTCCCCCCAACGGTCGAGAGACCACAAACGAGAGAAGTCATGACCCAGATCGCCCGCAGAGATACCACCGTCGAGAACTGGTTGGCGTCGCCCGCCACCCTGTCGCAGCTCCGAGCCGCCCTCCCGTCCCACTTCGCCCCGGAGCGAATGGCCCGCCTTGCGTTGACCTCCCTTCGCACCGTCCGCGGCCTCGCCGAGTGCAACCCCGCCTCGATCATGGCCTGCGTCATGACCGCGTCGCAGCTCGGCCTCGAGCCGGGGGTCCTCGGTTCCTGCTACCTTATCCCCCGCAAGGGCGAGGCAACGTTCCTTATCGGATACCAGGGCCTCCTCGACCTCATTCGCCGCTCCGGGAAGGTTACCTCCATCGCCTCGCGGGTCGTCTACGAGACCGACCGTTTCGAGATCGACTACGCCGCCTCGGTCCCGTTCACCCACAAACCCGACCTCCGGCGGAAGGACAACCGGATCCTCGGGTTCTACTGTCATGCGACGCTTGTGGGCGGGGAGCACCTGTTCGAGTGGATGCCCCTCCACGAAGTCAACGCGATCCGCGGTCGCTCCCAGTCGGGGAGCTCGGGGCCGTGGGCGACCGACTTCTCCGAGATGGGCAAGAAGACGGTCCTCCGCCGCGCCGCGAAGTACCTCCCCCGCTCGATCGAGTTCTCGGACGCCCTCGCGGCCGACGACCACGTCGAGTTCGACGCAGCTCCTACCGCAACCGTCGAGGTCTCCCACGTCGAGGTCCCTTCAACCCCGCCGCCGGCGCCCGCTTCGGTTGCTACCAGGGCGAAGCTCCCCGCGACCCCGCCGCCTCCGGCCCCCAAGGTCGAGGAGGTCGAGTTGTTCTCCGAGTCCCCCGAGGTCGTTCCCTTCGAGGACGACGGGTTCCCCCTCTAACGCCGAGATGACCATGTTCCCGCACGCCCGCCGTGTTATCAAGGCCCGAGCCCGCCTACTCTACGGGTCTCTCTCCCACCTCGCCGCCCAGACGGGGGTCTCCCGTTCGGCCCTCAACTTCCGAATCGGCCTCGCCGAACAGTCGCCGCTGACCCACTACTGGTTCGAGTTCGTCCTCTGTCTCCCCGAGGGGTCTCTCTCCGAGGAGCTGACAGAGGAGACGATCAACCGCCGCCCCTCCCCGGCCGACGCGGCCTACGCGATCGCAGCTTCGGACGCCGCTTGGAAGGCGCGGAAGTTGTCGAAGGGGGAGACCGAATGAAACAGGCCAACCTCCCCGAGGTGTTCCTCGTCGCCCAGTACGTCCTCGCCGCCTTCGACAAGGTCCCGACCTGGCACTGTCTCCCGACCATCGTTGTCGTCGTGTTCCTCTACCTCTACGAGGAGGGGAAGCGGGTCAAGGAGAGGTCGGCCGACGACGCCCGCGCCCTCGCCCGCAGATCACCCCCTCCCCCCTTCATTCTCCACCCCCGCTCGAGGTCGAACGATGCCCACTAGCCACACCTTTGACTTGACCATGCTCGCCCGTCGCGCCCGCTACTTGAAACACTGGGTCTGGGTCGACGGGATGCACTGGTTCCTCCCCGACCCCCACGACTCGGCCGCTCCGTTCGTCACCGGGATCGTCGGGGCCTCCGCGCCACTCGCCGACGCCGTCCCCGACTTGACGAACGAGGAGACCATCGAGGCCGTCGCGAACCGCGTCCGCTACCTCTACGAGCTCCCCGAGCTCGAGTGTGTCTACGAGGACCACTCTCGACTCTACAAAGTGTTCCTCCCGTCGGGGGTTGCGGTCGCCCGCTACTCCCCCGCCGGAGCGTGGGTCGGCCTCCTCGAGTTGTGGTCCTACCGCGCCGAGATGAGACTGATCGGGAGGTCGTCGTGATCTACACCGGAGTCGACCCCGGCAAACAAGGTGCGATCGCCTCGATCACCCGAGACGGCGAGGTCCTCGCGATCACGAAGTTCTCCGACGCGGACACAGAGGGCCGAATCGCCCTCCTCGTCTGCGACCACTTCGCGGCCCTCCCCGAGGGCGTTCATTCCGCTGTCATCGAGAGGGTGGGCGCGATGCCCCGGCAGGGCCTTTCAAGTACCTTCACGTTCGGCCGCGTCTACGGCGAGGCGTGGGCGGGGTTGATCCTCTCCCTCGGCGGTTCGGTCCGCCTCCAAGCGGTGACCCCTTCCGCATGGCAACGCGACCTCGTCCTCCCGAAACGGTCCTTTACCGACAATCACAAGAGGACCCTCCGCGAGCTCGCCGAGAACCGGTTCGGTCGCAAGTTCACCCTCGCCCAGGCGGACGCGGTCTGGTTGGCCGAGTGGGCGCGGACGAAGGGGAACTGGGCGGTCGGCCTCTGCGCGGAAGTGCCGCGATGATCCGCCGCTACCAGGACGTCGCCCTGCGACTCGCAGCTCGTCTCGCAGGCAAGGAGCTCGACGACCTCGACCTCCGAGTCCTTCGGGACTACTTCACCCTCGCGGACGAAGACAGGGCGACGCCCCCCTCGGTCTCCCGTGACCAAACGCTCGACCGAGGGGAAGCGGAGACTCCCCCCAAGGGAGCGACCGCGGCCCTGTTACCGTGGGGGGTCCTCGTTTGCAAGGCGCAACCCAAGGTCGAGGCCGACCCCCTCCTTCTCGGCCTCATGATCGCCTTCTTCGCTTGGGTGATCTACCTCCTCGCGAGGCGGTCGTGAGTTCCTACGCGATGGAGCTCGCGGGCTACCTCCGCCCCCAGACCACGAACGACCACTGGTTGTTCTGCTACGTCGCCCTCGTCCTTCTTGCGGCCATGTGGGCCTTGTTTCGGGGTAACCCATGACCTTTCACCTTCGCAATCCATCCTCCGTCACTGTCGCAACCTCCGACACCTGGGCGACCCCGCAGTGGGTCGTCGACTGGGCGGCGTGGGTCCTCCGGTGGGAGGCCTTCGACTTCGACCCCTGCTGCGTCCCCGCGACGGCGAAGGCCGCGGCCTTCATCTCCCCGGAGCTCGGCGACGGCCTCTGCGACCCTTGGAAGGGAACGAAGGTGTGGGTGAACCCTCCCTACTCCAACCAAGGGGCGTGGTTGCGCCGGTGCGCCTCCGAGGCCCGCAACGGCCGCGAGGTCGTCGCGCTCGTCATGCCCTCCTTCGACGCCGGGTACTGGCGATCGGCCGTCTGGGAGCGAGCGAACGAGGTCTGGTTGGTCGAGGGTCGTATTGCCTTCGAGGTGGACGGAGAACCTCGCCCAGGCGGTAACGTCCGGTCCTGTTTCGTCGTCTACCGCTCCAAGGGCCGACCCCCGAAGAACGGCCCGAAGGTCCGCTACCTCAAACCTCGCCCCGTCAACTGGGACTCCGAGCGACCCGCCCCCGCCGTTTGCACAAAAGACCGTTCCCCCGTTTGATCCACCCCCCAAGGTAACCCGATGAAACCATCCTACCAAATGGCCCGAGGCCAGTTCGTCTCCGAGATCATGGCCCGCACCCTCGCCCAGGCGTTCAAGTGTGACTGGTACCCCAACCTCGACCCCGCCTCCGAGGGTTGGGGGGAGTACTGTCTCGTCCGAGAGGGCGAGTTGAAGGCCTTCCTCCGCGTGTTCCCCTTCTCCGAGGAGGGCGAGTCGACCTCCGACCACTTCCTCGACTTGAAGGACGCCCACCGGTGCGCGACCACCTTCCGTTCCCTTGGAATGAAGTTGATCGTCGCCCGCCGAGCTCCCAGTGCGATCCAGTTCGCGACCCTCGACGGGGCCTCGGTCACCTCGATCCACCTCCACCCGACCGACCGCGCCCGCATGGGGTGGATTATCGACGCCGCCGACTTCCGCCGGTCGATCCCGCTCGAGGATGGAAAGGGATGGAGCGACTACCGCACCGCGGGGGAGTCATGACCTCGCCCTTCGACACGAGCGTCGCAGTCCCGCTCCGAGACGAGGCCCGAGTCATGCGGGCGATCGTCCGCGAGCGTGGGTACTGGTTGTCTCCGATGTTTCGGGACCTCCCTCTACCTCCCGACAAGTTGCCGAAGGAGGCCGCGCCGCCCGCAGCTCGTGAGTCCATCGCTCGAGGATACCGGATCCGGCCGCTCGAGGTCATCGAGGAGGCCCCCGAGGTCGTCGAGGTAGCCCTGCGGTCCGAGGAGCCCGCCCCTCGCCCTGCGATGCGGCCTGCGGTCCCTCGAGTGTCGAAGCTCGACCCCGACAAGAAGGCCGAGGCCCTCGCAAGGGTCACAGCTCGAGCCGCCGAGCTCGCCCGCCTGGAGGCCGAACGAGAGGAGGCCTTCCGAATCAAGGAGGCGAACAAGCCCGAGCGGCGGAAGGAGGTCACCCGCGCCGCGCAAGCCCGCTACAACGAGAAGGTCGCCGCAGACGCGAAGATCGCGAGGGCCGAGAAGGCCCGCCTTGCCGCCGAGAAGGCGTCGAAGTTCACCGGAAAGGCGATCCCTAACCCCCACCTAGCGGCCGAGCCTCCGGTCCCTGTTCCTACCCCCGCCGAGCTGCGCGACCGAGCGAAGACCGAGGCCGCGCTCGCTCGCTTCGAGGCGCGACAGGCTAAAAAAAAACGAAAGGAGAAGGTCGCCCAGGTGAAGCGGACCGCGAAGCGTAGGGAGCTCGCCGCGGCCGACCTGCAGGCAAAGATCGAGGTCGAGAGGTTGAAGATCGAGGCGATGAAGGCCGACCCAGTCCTCGGCCCCATCTTCGAGAGGTACATCGGGGTCAAAAGGGCCTGCGCGATCCGACACGACCGCCGCAAGGGGGAGACCTCGACCGAGGAGAGGTTGACGAAGGCCCGACAAGCGGCCGAGATCAAGTTGGTCGAGAGGATGGACGCGGACCCCACCTACCTCGTCACCTGGAACGAGACTCGGATTCAACACTCGAAGAACGGCGTACAGGCCTACTACCGCCGCGTCCGCTCGGACCCCAAGAAACTCGCCGAATACAACGAACGCCGCTCGGACTACTACTACCGAAAGACCGGCCGACCACTCGCCGAGGAGGTCACCGAAAGCAGGCTCGAGGCGCAGCTCCTACGGATCTACGAGAAGGCCCGCAGGGAGGCCGAGAAGAAGAACCGCGAGGGGTTGTAGCCCCTACTCGTCCCACCGGTTGATCTGGGTCTCGATTCGGTCGACCCGCCGCCCGATGTCCTGGACGTCGTCGGCGAGTCGCCGGAGAGACGGTCCGTCGGGGAGGTCGTTGATTTGATGTCTCATCTCCTTGACCTCGGCGCGGAGCTCCTTCCACTCCTCTCGCACGAGGTTGAAGGCAAAGGTGACGACGACGAGCACGATCGTCGAGGCGACCGACCCGATCACCGTGACCACCCTCCACATGGTCGGGAGGCCGACCACAGCCTTCGCCGCGAGGGCCTCCACCGAACCCGTCGGGTTATTCGCCACGAGTATCGACCGAGGTCTTCGCCGCGTCGCGGTCGAGGGAACGGTCGACTGCTGTCTTCGGTTCGACGTTGCCGGCAAGGAGACCGGAGACGACGCCGCCCAGGGCGATCCACATCGCGATCGGGACGGCCGCAAGGCCCCCAGTCGCCGCGACTGCGACGATCGGGATTGCAGCTCCGAGAACCGCGCCGAGGGCTAGGCCCCCGTTGATCTTGCCTTTCGAGTGGGTGAACTTGACCATCGGATCCCCTAGACCTTGGGAGTGAGTCGGCCGACGTACTCGGGGTCGAACCATCCGACCGTCCGAACGATGTCCGTCGAGTAGGACCACTTGTGGAGTTTGGAGTAGACGCCGTCGCCCTCGCGAGAGCCCGCGCCGTTCGTGTTGCCCTCTACGGTGTGGAACCCGTCCTCGTCAACGGCGACCACGATCCCGGTGTGACCCTGTACCCACGTCCCCTTTCGGGCGGAGATCGCCCCCGCCCCATCCTTCGCCCGAACCCAGATCATCCCCGGCCGGACCTTGGACTGGAAGTCGACCTGCTCGGGGGTCGTGAACCCCTCGGGGCGCATCTTCCGCGTTCCCCGATGCCACTGGGTAATCGCCGACCCACTACACCACAGAGGCGCGACCACGAGACCCTTCGCCTCCTTGATGCAGTAGGCGACGAACGCCGCGCACCATGGCGATCCCGGCGAGAGGTTGACCGTCTTTTGGTACTTCTCCACGTCGGGGCCTCGGTTCATTCCCCCAACCTCGCGGACGTGTTTCGCGTCCTCGGCCATGGCGACCTCGATCAACTTCTCGGCGGGGGTCTTCTCGGTCATCCTAGCCTCGCTTGGAACGGCCCTTCGGGGCCTTGGTTGCGGTCGGTACGGTCACAGGTAGCGCGACCTCGGCCGCGGCCTTCTGCGGGGCCTTCTCGGCGGTCGCAGGCAAGGGGTCGACGCGGAGGCCCTCGGTCGGCCGGAACCGGTCCATCGAGATCGCCGCCTTCATCTTCGGGGTGACAGTCGCGCCGCGAGCTCGGAGAATACCGCAGATCGTCTCGAGGACGGCGAGGAGCTGCCCCTCGTCGCAGAACGCAGTCGCGACTCCGACGTGGTGGGAGTTGATGTCTCGGATAAGGAACCCGTCGCGGGTCGCCTCGATCTGGGAGTCAACGAGGGCGCGAAAGACGGAAGGGGCGGTGATAATCGACACGGGGAGCTCCAAGCGGAGGGTGGAAGGACTAGGGGAGGTCGGCGGAGGTTAGGTGTTCCTCGTAGATCGAGAGACCGTAGAGGTTGACGTAGGGTTCGCCTCCGGTCTTCGTTACGCGGACGTAGAAGATTTTGGGGGTTCCCGGAGTGACCGCCGAGGGGACGTTCAACAGCCAGGCGTCCGCGGGGTTGCCAAACGTGTGGGTAACAACCGTTCCTCCAAACTGGACTCGGACCGTCCCCCGCTCGCCGAACGCAGCGATCCAGATACCCCCCGTCCCGATGGACATTGGGTAGACAAACGAAGCGTAGACGTCGACCGCACCCGCAGAGGTCGTCGAGTAGTTGGGGAACGAGATAAGGGTACGCCTCGAGTAGGCGTAGGTGAACCGATCGCGCAGTAGGAACCCCGAGACCGTCGACCCTCGGATGACGTCTGGGTAGGTCTGTTGACGCGGGGAACCGGGATCAGAGGTGGGGATGATGAAGGATGACACTAGACCAACCTCGCGGAGAACCCGAAGACGTAGAGACCGCCTCCGGTGATTTTGAGTGTGTAGACTGCTCCGTCGTCAACCGACTCGAACTCGATCGGAGGGGTCGCAATCGAGAGGGTCGACCCTTTTGAGATGTCCGAGACGGGGACCGCGTCGCGGAAACCCCACTCGTTCGGCACCGCGAGGATCCCCATAAGGGCGCGAAACGAGTAGGTGTCGCCGTAGGCCCTCGGCGGACTGCTATAGCGTCGCATGGTGAAGTCCTGGGAGACCGGAGCGGCCAACACGGAGACCCCATCCTTGTCGAGGACGTCGAGGTAGAGGGTCACACTCGACGACCCTGTTCCCGTCCGCGCAACGTAGACGGCGGACATAACGAACTCCACCTGGGCGGTCATGCTCGCTTGGACGGCAAAGGTCGCGGTGATCGCGTCGGGGACCGTGTCGAGGAACCGGCCGAGATGGTACGGCTCGCACACCCCGCCCGAGATCTCGGGGTAGGTCTGTTCGATTGCGGTCGACTGCGCGGAGTTGACCCCAGTCAACGAGATCGCGTCGTAGTGGTTCAACTGGGCGACGAGGCTCGTCGGCCGCGCCTCGGTCACCTCGTAGGAGATGTGTGCTATCGTCACCACTCCGAGCTCGTAAATGTTCCCGTTCATACTCTTGTCGGAGGGGTTGTTCGAGGCCATGTCCGGATAGACCACGTCCCCCGGCCAAACGACCGCGATCGCTCCCGCGTCGCCGTAGTAGGTCATCCATCCGATCTGCCATGCGGTCGAGTTGAAGCGAACATCCTGCAGGGCCGCGGAGGCCGGGTCGAGGATTAGGACCTCCCACTTCTCGCCCGTCGTGAGGACGTAGCCGCTTTCGCCGAAGGGTTGCAGGCCTACGTTGTTCGCGTTGACGTAGGTCACGTCCACTTGGCCGAGGTCGTCGAGGACTTGCGACTGGAACCCAACGAAGAACGCCTGGTAGCCCGAGAGAGGGTTCGTGTTGACCGTCCAATCGACCGTGAGGTTGACGCCCGCAGTCCCCGCCGGAGCGTCGACCGTTAGGCCTTGGTTGCTCGCGATGTGGAAGACGTTCCAACGGCCCATCCGACCCTCGACCTCGTGCTCCGTCGCCGAGGCGTAGAGGATCTTGAACGAGACCGCCGTCGCGTTGATCCCGCAGTTGACCCAGACGATCGTCCCCGAGGACTCGCCGTAGGCGGCGAACTTGGGAGCGGTAGCGCCTTGACGAAAGGGTCGACTCGAGCCGCGGAACAGCTCCGTCGGGTAGGAGCTCGCGTTGGTCGTCAACCCCTGGGCGACGAAGGCCGAGTAGGGTTGGAGTTCGGTGTAGACCGATCCGCAGTAGTCGTCGATCTTCTTCCACGCCATGTTAGACCATCCAAGGGTTGGAGAGAGCCTCGTCGCCCACTACCTCGCCCGAGTTGTCCGCTTGGAAGGCGTCCCACATCGTAGCGAAGGTCGACGGTTCCACCGCCTCGACGTCGGGGGCCGGAGCGATGACGATCACGTCGCCGGGGACAGCTCCGGCGAACTGGACGTCGTCGAAGGTGAGGGTGTCGTCGTCGAGGTCAACCGAGACAAGTTGCGCGGTCACAAGGTAGGGGGTCCCATACTGGTCGAGGAGCTGTAACGGAAGTTTGGCGTCGAACCGAACTCTTGTCTGCTCGAAGGCCTCGGCGTCGGTCGCCGGAGCTCGTTCGCGTGTCTCGGGGAGGGGGACCGTGTAAGCGTTCGCCTCGAGCTTGATCGTGTAGTCGTCGATCACCTCAAGAACGACCCCAGTCGCGGAGATCATCGAAAGACGGGTCACCGCGTTCAAGTAGTTGTAGAGGAACAGAGTGTAGATCGTCGTCGGGGTCTTCCACGACCTCGCGGCCTTCAACACGAACCCAGTCGCGCCCACGAGGCCCATCGTTCCCCCTGCGCTCGGGAGGTAGGCGGTCGAGAAGGTGATGAACTCGCCCACGTCGAGGTCGTAGACGGAGTCCTGGTAGGTCACCTCGACGATCGCCGCCGCCTTGGAGAACCGGCCGACCATCGCGATCGCCGTCTCGAGCGCCTGGGAGTTCTCGAGTTGACCGTTCGCTCCGTTCGGGGCGTAGAAGTTGCCAAGGGTGACCGTCTTTCCCGACCCCGAGACAAGACGATCGATGTTCGTGACTGGGACCTTCGATCGAGAGATGTCCTCGGTTTTGATCGCAGAGACGAAATCGACCTCGACCTGTTGAATCGCGTTCCCTCGGTCAAAGTTGAGAGTCACCCGAGGCTCGGCGAGGCCCGCGTCGTCGCAGACCGTAGGCCATACCCCCGACCCCGACCACTTGCCGAACTTGAGTTGGCCGCGGTCGTAGACCATGAACATCCCCGACCGCTTCAACACCCAGTCGAGGACGTCGCCGACCGTCTTCGCCTGGGCGTGTTGGTAGGGGAACAGGATCCCCGGCTCCCCGTCGTCCGATCGCATACTAGGGAGCGAGTCTGCGATGTCCGGAGAGACGACCGAGTAGAGGGACCCGTAGTCGACGATTGCCTCGATCTCCGACCATCCGAAAGGCAACCATGCGGACATCCCCGCAGGGCGAACGCCGTCCGCTCCGCTGATGTCCGAGTTGAAGGTTCCGAAGATCAGATCGATGATCGCTACGACCGGGTTGTTCGCCCAGAACGCGATCTCGGAGACCCAGTCCTCGGAGACCCGTTGACCGCTTCCCACGAGACTCTCCGTTGTCCCTGCAGGTAGTAGCGGCGAGACCCCGTAGTCGACCGTCAACGAGGGCCGAGCTCCGCCCGTGTAGACCCCTTCGGAGAAGTAGTAGGGAAACCCGGCCATGGTCACCCCTTCGACCGACCCCGTCGACCGCGATGTCGCGCCGATCAAGAAGTAGTCCGAGATAGGGTCCGTTATCGAGTCCAAGAAGAAGACGCCGCCCGACTTGTCCTTTCGGATCTGGATTGCGGGTACTCGAGTCTCGTAGTCGCTTGGGTCGAATACGTTCCAAGGTCGACCGAGGAGGCGGGGGTCCCAGATCGACTGCATTTGTAGGTTCGACCCCTGCAGGGGGTTGAGGATGTCGATCGCCGTCTCGGAGGGGTTCTGTTGATCTTGCCAAAAGTAGAACTGCATGGGGACCGGCCGGAAGGGCGTATTCCGAATCATCCCCATGATCGACTGACAGTCCACCTTGATCTTGTTCGACCCCCGCGCCGAGGTGTCCGTCGAGACCTTGGAGACCATCCCGCGGAAGATGACCTCCTCGTCGGCCGTCGAGGTCGCCGAGAGGGGAGCGGTCGAGATCACGACTGGGAGCTGCTCGATCCCTCCCGACTGGTAGACCGTCCCTCCCACCTTGATCCCGTTGATGACAGCTCCGATCGGGTCCGCCGCGCCGTAGATCTGCATCGGAATCGGAACTGGGACCGATCCATAGATGTACTCGGCCACGAACGAGACCGCCGTGGGAACCGAGGTCACCCGGAAGGCCGAGCCGCCGATTCGGACGAAGTCGTTCGCGAATAGGTTGGTAGTGTCGTCGCAGTAGATCGTCGGGGTAGGCGACGGGGTGACATACCTCGAGGCGCGGACGGGGGCGTTGTTCGTCGAGTTCCGAAGGGGGTTCGTCCCTCTCGACAACATGACCGACAACGTCTCGGGCGTCGAGAGGACGGAGAAGGCCGTCGTCGGGTCCGACCCCATCGAACCGAAGACCGCGATCTCCGAGGAGAACTGCGACCCCAGATCGCAGACTACGCCCTGGAGTGTCTCGAAGGGTAGGTAGGGGAGGGTCCCCCGCGAGGTCATCGTCAACGGGTACGAGGGGCCGGTCGTGTACCCCACGCCCTTGATTCGGACGATGATGACCCGATCGGAGGCCACTAGGTATTCCCCCGGAAGAACATCCCCGTCGTCGACCACAGCCTAGGCTCGTCGTCCGCCTGGGCGTAGTCCGCCGCCGAGGACTTCTCCGAGATCATCGGCATACGGGCCTCGTTGTAGGTCGTAGGGGTCGTTCCGCCGGTGTCCGCCGGTTCGCGGTAGAGGCGGAAGGTCACCCCAGTCGCCGCGGCCTCGAGGAGGCCTTCTAGGGTGTTGTTCGGGTCGAGGGCCAACCGACCCGCCGCCGTGTAGTAGGGGTCGATCGAGGCGTACCATCGCGTGAGGTTCGCCGCGGGGAAGATGGAGGAGAGAAACTCGAGGTTGGCGACTTGACCCCAGTTGACCACGTCGGTCGAGAGGCCCGACATTTCCGACGAGCTCGCCGCCGCCCGTTGCATGGTCGACCGCCGAACGTCTCCGGCGACGCCGCAGGGTACCCAGACGCCGGCGGGGTTGAAGGTTGTTTGCGTTGCCTGGACTCCGTCGTCGATCGAGATGAGGGAGTTGTCGAACCCGTAGATCGCTGCGATCTCAAGTGTCCCGAAGTCGAGAACGAGGAGAGACCCGTAAGCCGTGTAGAGCGTCCACAATAGGGGCGAGGTCGCGGGGACGGTGTTCGCGGTGAACTGGTAGGTCGCAGACGGTGCAACCCCCCCTAGAGCCGCTTGGAGAGCAAGGCAGACGGCCCCCGCGATGGAGTCGCCCGAGGCGATGTCCGAAGGGACCGCCGCAAGGCCGAAACCGTACCCCGCGAGAGGCTCGACGTCGACCGCCGCAGCTCCGCCGAGAGAGGCGGTGAACGTTGGGAGGGTGACCTCCCAGGTGATCAGAGGAAAGTTCGCCATTCGAGACTCCTAGTACCTTTCGACTGCCTCGCGGAACATGTGTCGCGATTTTGCGATCGCTTGCGCCTTCGAGAAGGCTCGGCCGATAGACTCCTCGTCCGCGAACGCCGCGTCAACCTGCAGGTTGTACGAGGTGTTATTCGTCACCGGAGAGGGAGTCGCCGCCGTCGCCGGTGTCGAGGTCGTAGTCTTCTTCCCAGAGGCGCCTAGCGCGGTCGCAGTCGCGAACGCAGCGATAGCTCCGGCGGTGAGACCCGCCGACCCGGCGAAGTTGCCCGAGAAGAACGCGACCGAGGCCATGGACAGCATCTGTTCGCCGAGGGCCGAGATCACCATACCGACCGACTTTTGACCGATCTCGGCCATGGTCTCGCCGTTGCCGATCGCCGCCCCGACCATCCTCGCTTGGCTTGCAATGTACTTGTCGTAGAAGGCCGAGTGTGCATCCTCGGTCTTCTTCGTCGCGTCCTCTACCGCACCCATACCGGTGACCGTGTCCTCGACGACCCCATTCCAGATCGCCTTGACCTCCTCTCCGAGGATCTGGAAACTGGTTTTGATGTCACCTTTGCCGAACAAGATCCGCGTGAGACCCATTCCGAAGGTCTCGTAGGATGCTTCGATCGTTTTGGCCAAGGCGTCGCTTTCCACCTTCGCCGCCGCCGCCGCAGCTTCCGCCCTTGCCTTGGCCGCAGCGACCGCCTCGCTGATGAGGTCCTTCGGAGGCTCCTTCGGAGGCTTAGTACCCCCGCCCGTCCCAGTCGTCGCGGGTTTCTCCGGGTTCCAGAGGCGGAAGTTCAACTCCTCGGCCTTTTGGACGAAGTTCTCTCGACGGCGGAGAAGCTCGTTTTGAGTGTCGATCTCGTCCTTCGTCATCCCCGCGTTGTTTGCGAACGCCTGGGCGCGGGCGTCCGCCTGGGCGATGAACATTTGAGTCTTGAACTGGGAGTTCTCGAGGAGCATCTCTCGAGCTCGAGCGTCGACGTCCCTCTGCGACTGTCTCACGCCGTCATTGATGATCCGCAGCTCGCGATCGGCCTTGTCTCGAGTACTCGCAATCGAGGAGGCGAATAGCAGTTCCGCCGCCTTCGCCGCCGCGAGCTCCGCCGCGGCGTTCGCCCGATAAGCGCGGTTCTCGTCGTTGACTGCGATCTGATGATCGATCGCGGCCAACGTGGCCTCGTACTCCATCCTCGCGGTCTCTTGTTTCGAGATGACAACATCGCCGAGAGTCTTCCCGAGTTCGTCGTAGGCGATCTTTTGATCCCGAATCGACTGCAGGGTTCCGTCCAAGGCCTCTCGATACCTCGTCTCGTTCTCCGCCGCCTTCGACTCGGCGAGGGAGAGACCGTCGACCGATCCTGCGACCGCCCAGATCCCCTCGGACACGAGACGAAGGGGTAGCAGGACCGCCTGCATGGCAACCTTGACCCCATCGAAGATCGTCGAGAGCCGCTCGCCCATCTGCTCGACCGAACCGCCTCCCAGGACGGCCTCCGCGAAGGCTCCTTTGACCGCGAACAGACCTTTCTCGGTCTCGTCCCAGACCTTCATTCCCTCGTCGCCGAAGGACTTGAACAATGATTCGGCCGACCCGAGGAAGGCCTCGACGCCGACCTTCGCCGCGCCCAGTGCGATACCAACACCGCCGATCGCTGCGATCGCCTTGGGACCGCCGATCCTCTCGACGAGAGACCCGGCGGCGATGTCCGCCTTGTCGGCCACCTCCTTGAGTTGGTCCGAGAGCTTCTTCCCCGAGGTGACCATCTTCGCCATCCCGTCGCGCCCCTTGTCGAGGGCTCCGACGAGTCCACTAGAGTCGCCGTCGATCTCCGCTACGGTCTTCGCCATGGTCTAGCCCTTCATCTTGGAGGCGAGCTCGGCGAGGCGGGCGTTCGCCTTCTCGCGTCGATCGGTGTAGTTCTTCTCGCCCTCTTGCACCTCGTGTTGGACGAACTCGGCGAGCTCCAACTGGGAGTGGGTTACCTGGTCGAGACTGATCGTTGGACTACCCCGCTCGATCCACTTGTGCAATCGCATCGCACTCCAGAACCCCGCAGGTTCGCCTAGGATGACAGGGCAAGAGACCGGCAGTGCATCCTTGCCTTCGTAGCCTAGACCCTGTCTGTAACCCATTGTGCAACCCCTACGGTAGCGGACCTCGTCGGGACACTCCCAACACCGCATCGAGTGAGATGTGATCAGCCGGGCGTAGTCGCGCCAGACGACCCGGCTCCAGTTTTTGGGTAGCCCACCGTCGCCACCTCGGACGCCACCGTCGAGACATCGTTCCAGGGGATGCGGTAGAGCCACGCCCGCCGCTCGGCCTCGGTACCGTCCGAGGGGAACGCAGGCTCCACGCCCTCCGAGGCCTTGATGCACGCTACGAGCAAGTCGAGGTGGATCTGAATGATCGTCGCGAGACCGTCGACCTCGTCCTTCCGCTCGATTGAACGGGAGACCGCTTGGAAGTACCTCGCCCCCTCGAGGGCGTTAGGCTCCCGACACTGTAGGCGGACCTTCGTCCGGTAGATCTCGACTTCGACCCAGTGACTCTCGACGAACTGCAACATGAGGCCCCTCCTTTTCGGTTCGGGGTAGTAGTGGGAAGACTAGGCGGTAGTCTGTTGAAAGGCCCAAGTCATGACCGTGGCGGTCGAGTTGGGGATGCCTTGGAACTTGAGGGTGTTCGTCCGGTAGGAGTTCGTCTCCCCCGGAGTCGGGAACGCCGCGAGCTGCGGGTTAGCGAGAGTAAACCCGAGCGAGTACGACCCGACAGTCATTGTCAAAACGAGCTCGGTGAGGATCGTGTTCGCCTGGGCGTCCGTCCAATCGGGCTGCGCGCCGGTGTTGGTAGTCACCGGCGGCGGTCCGGGGTCGGTCGTCGTCGAGGGGCCTTCGGGGAGGTCCGCCACGTCGAGCTCGATGGAGGGCGAGGCCGAGAGGGCGATGAAACCCAGACCGAACCCGTAGGTCTCGCGGAAGTCCGCCACGTCGTTGATCGCCCAACCGGTGTCGATCGTCACCTTGGAGACCGCGTTGACGTTCTCGAAGAAGTTCGTGAGGGAGACCGAACAGTTCACCCCGATGATCGGGGCCTGCACGTCGGGGGCGACGTAGTCGGGGATAATGTAGGAGGTAGACAACGTCACCGGCCGCCACTTGCCCTTGATCGTCCACTCGATCATGACCTTCTGTCCGTACTCCCACGAGAGCTTCGGAACACAGACGCAGTCGTAGGCCTCGAACCGCTTGCCGCCTTCTTCTTGGTAGACGATCGAGAAGGGTTGGACCGCGAAGTTGGAGTTCGACCGATCGACGTCGGCCGTGAACAGAGGTTGAACCTCGAGGCCGATGAAGTCGAGACCCAGATCCTTGATCGCCCAGGGCGAAGCGAGGAACAGGGGGGCGAGCTGCGTCAACGAGAGGAGCTCGAGGTCGAGTTCCTCGCCGAGCTCCCAGAACAACTCGGTCGAGAGGGTGATGTCCCACCCGAGGCCGCCGGTCTTCGAGGACTGGTTGCCGCCCCACGGGGTCATGACGTCCGCCCGTTGAATGATTCCCGCGCCGCGGACCGAGAACTTGGGGGTCCCGACCACGCGAACGGCGTGGGTACCATCGAAGACAGGCGGATCCTCCGGCGGGACGGATTCGGGACAGGGGTCCTCGTAGACGCCGAGGGCCGTCTGGGTCTTGATGTAGACCGCGGAGAGGTTGGACGCGAGGAGGAACTGCGGGGTCGTAGTCACTGCGGGCATGGGGTCACCTTGCGAGGGAGCGGCGTTGGAAGACTTGGATCGAGGCGCGGACCGTCTCTTGAATGATCGTTTGACCCGTCTCGTCTTGACCGATGACGAAGTCCTGGGCGGTGATCCCCGAACTGGGGGCCGAGTTGTAGATACCTGTTCCCGGCCAACCGGCGGTAGACCTATTCCGAGCGTCGAGGTTAGGGAACCCCCAAACGGGAGAGGTGAGGATCATGACGATCCCCTCGACGTAGGCGCGGAGGGCCGTCTCGTAGGTCTCGGGCGTGAACGCGATCGGAGGGTCGCCGGGGTCGGCCTCGACGAGAGGATGGACACCCCCGCCGTCGTAATAACCCCAGTCCGAACAGACCGAGATCTCGAGCTCGTGAACTTGGTCCATCGCTCCGAGGGCGTCGGTCACGACCGCGTCGGTTCGGATGACCGAGAGGCCGATCTTCGGTTGCGACTCCGCGGTGAACAACGCCCGCCGAGAGGTGTACATGTTCGACGCGATCGGAGCGGGGAGGTTGGGAGCCCCCATCGCAGACAACCAGGCGGCGTCGCAGACGGTCGCCCAGTTCGTGGTCACGAGGTCGATCGCCGTGTTGGCGACGATCTGCGGGCCATAACTTGTAGAGGGGTTGGGCATACTACCGCAGTCCTATCTTGCCGCCGTTCAACTTGAACCGACGGGCGAACTCGACGTCGGTGATTCCGACCTTGCCGCCCATGGCCGACGCCTGGACTCCGAGAGCATACCGCAGATCAGCAATGAAGGGAGCCCCGAAGTTGACGAGGGGACGCTTCGGGGTGGGGACGACGATCCGGCCCTTTTGGTTGCGACTGGTTCGCCGCTCGTAGGCCCCTATTCCGTTGTTGTGGTTCCTAGCGTAGGGGACGGCCGACCCCATGCGGACCGTGTTCCCCGAGACCTCCCAGACGTACTCGGCGTGGTTCGTGTACCCGAACGAGGGGTAGAGTCTCTCTCCCGAGCCCGCGGCCTCCGAGGGCGACCGACTCCATCGCAGTATGTGTCGAGGCTCGATTCGACCCGTATGCAACGCCCACCGCTTGATCGGGAGCCAGTACTTCTTCTCGAGGTAGGTGTACGCCGGCCACTGCGACCCCGTAGACGCCCCCTGCGTCGCGAACATCTGTCGCCGCGACCGCGCCCAGAGCTGCGAAAGGGGCGAGTTCTCGTTACCCCAGAACGCCGACCAATCGCCCGCGTTGCGAATCGCGAGCTCGAGGGCCTCGACGCCGTCCGAGGAGTTGTCCGTCAACTTGAGGAAGACCGACCCCATCGGATCACATCCGATCGACGGCGGCGTTGATCGCCACCCTCGACCGAGAGTTGATCTGTCGAGTGTAGATCTGTTCGGGGTAGTTCGCGTTCGAGCGGAGGATGTTCGGCGAGTTCGGACCGTTCGGACGTTGCGCCCCCATGTCAGCGGGGCGGGTCCGAAGGGTCTCCTTCAACCCCTCGGCCTGTTCGTCCAAACGGTCGGCCATGGTCTGCGAGTTCTGGTTCCGCAGGCGGATCACCTGGGCGGCGAACCGGAGGAGGATGTAACGTTGGCACACCCTGTACATCGCATACTCGGGGTGATCGTTGATCGCTTGGATCCCGACCCCCATCCCAGTCAGAAACGCCGACAGCTCCGCCGCGTGGTCGAGGATGATGTCCTCGGCCTGCGTCTGCGTCGGACCGGAGAGGGCGTCGAAAGCGATACGAGGGAGAAGTCGCCCGATGTCGTCGGGGACTACGTCGAATGTGTAGATCTCGGCCATAAGAACCTCCCTTGAAGGGGACTAGAGCGGAGGGGTGGGACCCTAGCCCCCGTCGAGGGAGGCCGCCCCGTAGAGCGGCCCCTAGAGCGAGACTACGAGATACCCGTAGCGAGACGCGCCCACTTGTTCGACGTACCGCCGAGCACCTGGACGGCGTAGTCCGACTCGATGTACATCGCGATACCGCGGGGGTTCTGCGAGTCGTAGGAGATGACCTGTCCGAGAGCCGCGTTCGGGTCGGGCGTGAAGGTCTGAATGAAACCCGAGTCGCCGTTCGCCTCGGCCACCTTGTAGAGGGCGACGATACCGTCCGTCATGACCGGCGTTCCCGTCTGGGAGGCCGCCGAGGGGAGGAACTGCGGGAGGCAGACGAAGTCAACCGGGCAGATCAGCTTCGAGGCGAAGAAGGCTTTGAGCTGCGACCAATCGGCCGCGCCGGTGCGGGCCTGCGCGAGAGCGCCGCCGACCGTTGCCGCCGCGATGGAGTAGCCCATCTGCTGGACTTCGTTCTTCTGCAGGAGGGCGTTCGCCGTGTTGAGGTTACACACCGCAACCCAACGGCCCGAGAAGATGTCCGCGCCGTCCGCCGCCGAGGCGAGGAGGAGGGAGTTGAAGGTCGACTGGAGGGCCGCGGAGGCCGCGCCGCCGTTCGTCACCGCGAGGTTCGAGCCGTAGTTGCCCTGCGTCGAGAGGGCGCTACCGACGACCGCCGCGTGATGCTGTGCGCCCTGCGTCTGAAGCTTCATCGCGAAGACAGCCGTGATGTCCTCGGCGCGAGCCGCGAACTCTTGAATCTGCTTCAGCGTGAAGACCTGGTGACCCCAACGGTAGACCGAGGAGTTGTAGGAGCCGCTCGCGATGCGGAGACCACCGGGGACCGCGGGCGTATCGAGCTCGATCGGCTTGATGCCCTGGGCGCCGGTCGTCGGGAGGGCGTCATTCTCGGCGAAGTAGTGGTAGAAACCGGCGCGGGTCATGACCTTGACGATCGGCGAGAGCTCGAGCGAGACCGCCGAGTCCGAACCGCCGCGGTAGAGGGAGATCCGCTGCAGGATTCCAGGGCGCAACGCGCCGGAGTTGACGCCAGTTGAGGGGAAAGCGAAGGACATGACTTACTCCGATCGAAAGAGGGGGCGCGACTGCGCGGGTAGGTTAGGGAGCGACGTAGTAGACGAAAGACGGTTGGAACCGCATGAGGAACTGTTGACCGGCCGAGGCCGCAGTCAGCGCGTAACCCCAGATCCACTGATCTTGCGCGGGCGTCGAGGCGACGAAGTGACTCGCGGGGCCGACTTGGACGAAGTCGCCCGCGGCGACACCGCCAACACCGGCGACGACCTGGACGACCGCGCCGATGGAGTCGATAATCTCGAGCGAACCGCCGACCGGGGGCGAGGGGTACGTTCCCGGAGTCTCCGAGTCGCAACCGACGGCGATCACACCGTAGGGGACGTCGGTCTTCGCCGTTGCGAGCGAGATCGTCGCCTCCGCCGAGAGATAGACGGCGTGTCCATCGTAGTCCGACAGGTCCGAGCCGATCTTGTTGATCGGGTTCGGGGTCTTGTAGGGGAGGTTTCCGAAGGCCATAGTCGACTCCTAGCCCGCGAGGGCCGCGGGATTAGGCGGCGATGAAGGGCGCGAAGCGGAGGATGAACTGCTCGCCGGCCGAACAATCGGTGAGGGCGACACCCCACACGAACTTCGTCGAGGCCGGAGTGTTGTCCGCGAGGAACGAACCGGGGACGGTCGCGGCCGGGTCGATCATGATGTAGTCGCCCGCGGCGATGGAGCCCGCGTTCGAGGCGCGGACCTGGACGGCGACGCCGAGCTGGTCGATCACCTCGAGGGAGCCCGCGACCGGAGCCGAGGGGTAGGTGCCAGGGGTGATCGAGTCGGTACCGACCGCGACGATCGCGTAGGGGAGCGAGCCAGTCGTAACCGCGAGGGAGACAGTTCCCTCCGCGTCCAACTTGAGGCCGCAACCTTCCGAGTTCGTGAGGTTGCTCGCGATCAGGTTGACGGGAGCGAAGTTCTTGTAGGTGACGTATCCGAAGGCCATGGGTTTCTCCTAGCCCCGCAGGGCGTGGGGGTTGGTTGGGTGACTTAGAAAATGCCCTTGGTCGCCCGCTGCTCGACGACCGTGGACGGGGTCTCGCCGAACGTGATCCACGAGGCCGCGAAGGCCGGGTGACACTTCTCCTTCTCGGAGAGCTCGGTGATCAGCTTCCACTGTTGATCTTCGGAGAGCTCGGCGAACTTCTCGGGGCGACCCATGACCTCGGCGAGCGAGACCGACGAGGCGTTGCGGCCCATGGGGGCGATGGTACGGGCCACCGGCGCGGAGGGGCGAGCGGGCGGGGTCGAGAGGTCCTTCAAGAGGGCCTCGAACTTGCCGCCGCCAACGATGAAGGCGTCCGCGAGCATGGTCTCCGTCTGCGGGGAAACCTTGCGGTTGCCGAGGGCGACCTTGACGTTCGCAAGGGCGACTGCGCGACGAGCGGCCGAGAGGTCGGCCTTCAGACGCTTGACCTCCGAGAGGGTAGCGTCCTCCTCGGTCTTCTTCTCCTCGATCTCCTGCGCGGCCTTCTGCAACTCCAAGGCGGCGCCCTCGAGGGCCTCGGGGTCGGCCTCGGGGGCCGTCTCCGCGAGCTCGGGGGTCGCGGCGTGGGCGGCGTTGTGGAGTTCGGGGAACAGCTTCGAGATCAGAGCGGCGATCGCCATCTCGTCCATGCCGTTCTCCTTGCAGTAGGAGGCGCATTCTTCCATCGTCATCTTGTACATTGTACCACCTTCGGAGAGAGAGACCCCGCGCATCTCTGCGACCGGGACCTGTTGAGTTTTGATCTGGGGGATGGTCACGAACGAGACCTCGCCGATCGCGAACGGGTACTCGGGGACCTCGTCGAGTTCCGTCCCCGCCCAGGCGCGAATGTTCGGCGAGACGTAGGGGATCTCGCCGTCGTCGAACGCCGCCGCCCACTTGGGGGACGTGAGGTCGAGACCGCCGTAGAGCATCTCCGAGGTTGGTTGGGCGATGCCATGGGCCGCGGCCTCCGACTGGGTCAAGGAGACCACCCGTCGAAGGTACCCCGCCGCCGTTCCATTCTTGTCGTGTTCGATCGCCACCGGAGGCGCGAACGAGAGGAGCCAACGTTGAACCGAGGCGACCGCGTCCTCCCAACGAAACCGCAGCTCGTCGGGGTTCGTCTCCTCGGCGTCGAAATCCCACTTCATTCCGTGGGCGTGGATCACACCTCGAGGAACGAGCGAGACCCACCGGAGGCCGGAGTCGTCGCCCAGGTCGATCGAGACAGTGCGGAGTTTGAGACGGGAGGAACGCATGGGGCCTACGATGCACCGCCTACCGCAGTCCCGCTAGACCTAGACCCCCTCTAGGCGGTCTGGTAGCACGCCGAGCGACCAACTAGGCCCACCCCTATCGCGAGAGGGAACGATGCTAACCCGAAGACAGCGGATCTTGCTCGATCTTTTGACCAAGTGTCACTCGGTCGAGTTCCACCCTAGCCCCGAACACCTATCGCGACTCCTCGCGAAGGCTACCCAGTGGCCCGCCGGCACCTCGCCGAAGGCCGTCCGCGCCGAGCTCGGGCGACTCTACGAGGAGGGCGTCCTCCCCCACCTCGAGCGGGGATCGGGGAGCTCGCCGACGAAGTACGCCGTCCCCGACTGCGACTGCGACTACTGCGGTCATCGCGTGTAGACTCCAATGTAACCGCAGCGGCAGTCCGAGCGGCCCTCGCAGTTCGGGTCGGGAAGCGGGGGTAGCTTCAACTCGTCGCCGACGACGAACGAGGCAACGTCGTAGGTGTCGCCGTCCGCCGCCGCGCAGACCTCGCACCGGTTCGAGTCGGGAATGCTCGACCGGATGACCTTGTTCGGGACTGGGAGGTCCATCGCAGGGGCCGCGGCGTAGGCGCCCATACGAGAGGCCGAGGCCACCATGTTTCGCGCCCCCGCGGCCTCCTTGACGAGGCCTGCGATCGTGATCCGAGTCACGAAGTTGTCGAGGTCGCCGCCCGCGAGGATCGCCGCCTCGACTTCACCCTGGACACGGTCCGCGATGACCTCTCCGGCCTTTTGCGTCGCCGCCGCCGCGGTCGCAAACTGGGCGTTCGCCGCCGTCGTCGCCGCCGCAGCTCGAGCTGCTACCTCGGGCGACTGGGTCGCCGCCGCCGCGGTCCCAGACCGAACCGACCGCTTGATCTCGTCGATCACCTCGGACTCCGTCGCAGACCGCAACGTCCCCGCCGCCGATGTCAGCGCCGCCTGGTACTCGGCGACGAAGGTCGCCCAGATCCGATCCCGCTCCCCCGCTTGCCAACCGTCCGCGAGACCCGAGATCACCGCTTGCCGATGACGACCGGAGATCTCGTCGATTGCTACCGCGAGGCGGGCGTCGAGGTCGTTTCGTGTCTCCGCGAGGGTGACCCAACCGACCACCGTCTCCTCGAGGCGGAGTTCCCTGTAGGTCGTGAAGGGGAGGCCGTCGCCGCCGACTACTAGGACCCCTTCCCCTTCCCCGTCGCCGAGGTCACCGCCGAGCTCGCCCAACGTCGAGGCCGTCCGGTGGGCGCGGGTAGCGTACCCCACGAGGAGCGACCGAACCCACGACCGAGCCGCGTCCCCGCCCCGCAGGGCGTAGGCGTGGAAGGAGGGTCCGCCGTCCGCGAAGGACTTCGAGGAGGAGTGGCGGGGGTAGACCTTGGAGAAGTAGTCCGCGAGGCCGAGGACACGCGACCACGCGAGCCGCTTGCCCGCCGCGAGGTCACGAGCGAGCATAAGGGCCTCGGAGTCGGTCGTCCGCGCCTTCCCTGCGACGCGGTGCGCGAGGATAGCTGCCGCCGCCGCGGCCATGACGTTGTCTGGGACGATGACCTCGGGATGTTCGCCCAGTGTCGCCGCGAGGCTCGAGGCAGAGGCCCGCTCGAGCTCCGCTACCTTCCGCTCGGCCCACGCCGCGCCCGCGTCGCCGCCCCACAAGTCCCACGCGATGCGGCCCGCCGAGGGGAACCCGTCCTCGCCCTGGGAGTAGCCCTCCGCCTTCGAGTCCGAGGCGTGTCGCGTGAAGTAGGCCCGCATCCGACGGACCGTCTCCGGGGAAAGGTTCTTTCCATTCGAGATGTCACGAGCTCGGGCGACCCCTACCTCCGTTCCTCCGCGACCATGCTCCCGACGCCACTCGAGGGCGCGAGCTGCGACCTCGGCCATGGCCTTGGTCGGGGCGAGGTCAACGTCCGACTCCGCGAGCTCCGACTCCGAGAGGGATGGAGACACCGGCGCGAAGGCCGACGCCTCGCCGATCGCTGCGGGGACCTCGACGTTCCCCTCGAGGACGACCTGCGGGGTCGCGACTGCGGGGACGCCTTCCGCCTGGACAACTGGGACGGCCGGAGCCGCGACCGCCGGAGGAGCTGCGACCATGGCCGCGAGCCGCGTCTGCGCGTCGACGAGTTGACGGGCGATCGGCTCCGCGAGGCCCGAGATCGTTAGAAGGATGACCGCCGCCTCGGGGGCGAGAGGCGTCGCCGAGTTCGGCGAGAGCATACCGAGGACCGTCGTCGCAGTCGTCGCCGTCGCAGCTCCAACCGGTTCGGGGAGGTCGGCCACTACCTCGACGGGGAGCTCGGGGGCGCCGATGACACGCCGCGCCCACTTCTCGTCGTCGGGGCCGCGAGTGAGGAGACCCGCTTGGATACCGTTGACGTAGGCCGCCCATCCGTCGAACCCGGTCGTGAGTTCGGCCGACTGGACTTGAAGCTTCGGGAGGCGACCGTCGTATCCGACTTGATTCGCGAGCCAACGGAACATCCCGCGAGACTGCCGATCGAAGATGGAGTTGATCCACGCCTTCGCCTTGCGACCTTGCGCCCCGTCCAATGTCTCGGCCATGGCCCGCGACCCGAACTGCGTTATCCCCGCGAGAGGGGCGTTCAACTTCTTCTCGATCTGTCGATCCCAGTACTCGAGCTGCGCGACCACGTCGGGGGGTGACCCGCTCGGGTACTTCATCTCGACCGAGACCGCCTGCGGGCGGAGGATGTACTTTCGTTGCCCGTCCTGGAACTGTTGACCGAACTCGTTGAACGCCGCCACGTCCGCCTCGCCGACCGAGGGCTCGTAGGCGATGTCGAGGAAACCCCACGCGAGTTGATTGTAGACGCCCGCGTTGATCGCGATCTGTTTCCAGAGCTCGAAGGGTTGCACGCAGTCGCGGAGGATCGACCGGCCCTCGAACTCACCCGCGCCGGCGAACCCATGGACCGTGTGGACCAACTGATCGGCGTCGAGGTCATCGTAGCCGTTCGGGGTCGAGAACCGAGCTCCGCCGAACAGGTAGCCGTTCGGTTTCCAGAGCATGATCGCGTTGTGGGCGACTGGGTACCACTCGACCGAACCGCCGGAGAGCATACGCGGGAACATGAGGCCGAACCCCATGAAGGCGTCGAGGAGAGGGTACGCCCAGAGGGCCGTCTCGCCCTCGACCATTCCGTCGTAGACGACCGCGTCGTCTATGCACGCCGTTTGACAGAGGTCCATGAAGGCCTTCTCCTCGACCCCCGGTTCGTGGCGGTGAGGCCAGACAATCTCTTTCGGGAGGGCGGCGCCTTCCGTGATCGCCCAGTACACCGCCGAGGCGATGCCAACGTGGGTCGTCATCATCTCTTGAAACTTGCCCTGCAGGCCCGCGATACCACGTCGCTCGGACGGGATAAACGAGAGGTTGGCGTCCGCGTCTGGGAGGCCTCCTCGGTAGTTTCGGGCGCCGATGAGGTTGGTCCTCTCGGTCACCTGGGCGGTCGGGATCTCGCGGCCTTGGGAGTCAAGGATCGGGCCTCTTACCATGTCGTCGCACCCTTCGTCACCGTCGCAGTCCCGAGGGTAGCAACGCGGCCCGCAGGGCGGACCCCTAGTTTCTCTGCCCCATACCACGCGAGGGCGTGGGCGCAAACGGTATCGTCGTGAGACCCCGACGGAGCACCGTAGACGACCCGTCCCGCCTTGACGTCGTACTCGAACGCCTCGAGCTCCGACCGGTGGACGCCGTCGAGGACCGTGGTCCGCCCCTGTTGAAGGGCGAGGGCGAGGCCCTCCATTAGGCCCTGTTTCGAGGCCGAGGAGAAGATGAAGGGCTCCGCCCAGACCCGAGCCGCGGCGATCTGTTCGCCTACCGCGTCGCCCACTCCCGTCGCGTCGTAGAAGACGCACGCCTTCGACCCCTTGCCTACCAGGCGGACGACCTCCTCGACGAGGGCGCCATACGAGAGACCATGCCACCGGTGGAAACGAGCGACCCGCCGGTGACCGTCGAGGCCGATGAGGACCGCCCAGTCCCGCTTGCGGGCGATGTCGAGACCCCAGACCCGGACCGAGTCGCCCGAGGGTTGGCCGTTGCACAGCTCCGCGCAGGCTCGCACCGCGTCGATCCCGAACGGGTTTTGGCCGTCGTCGGCGGGCTCGCAGTAGTAGAGCTCGCGGAAGACCGCCTCGGGGAGGGTCCGCCGCGCCATGGCAAGATCAGACCGCGAGAAGATACCCGCCGCGACCGCGTCGTCCGCCGTGATCCGATGGTACCCGAACCCGTCCTCCCCCGCCTCTCCCTTCCGCGAGAACTGGTAGTGACGGTTCGCCCGACCTCGGACGTTGCCGATACACCGGATCCGACCCCGCGTCCGAGTCGTCGTCGAGAAACAGGCGTCGACGGCGTCGTCCTTCATTCGAGAGCACTCGTCCAGGACGAGGGAGTGGACGGCCGACCCGTAGAGCGAGTCGGGGTTGTCGGCCGAGCGGAAGCTCCAACGGCGGTTCCCCGGTCCGGTGATCGCCTTCTCGGCCTTCGCCTGGGCGAACCCCGGTTGACCCCGCAG